TAAATATGGAGTGCCAGAAGATACAGTACCCGTCACATTTTTTCTAAGTTCAGGTATTAATACAGATCTATATATACGCTCTTCTGCTTGTCGAATAAAATCATTTATATTAGCTACGAAAGTTGTTTCCGTATTCTCAGTGTATTCTTTTATAAGGTCAGTTAATTCAGAATAGTTCATTTGAACTTTTATTCCTCTTGATAGAGATTGTCGAATATTCGATTAACATCGAGTGTATAATCTAAATCAGATTTTGAATAGTGTATATGTTGAGATGGCTTGAAATCTGGCGCTCCTGACCCTGTTTCAAACCATGCTGGATGAGTCACCCTCACGCGATTGTTTGGCAAAGCAATAATATTACCCGTCCATTCTCCAGCATCTAATAGTTGCATCACATGGCTTTGTTTATGCTGCGCTGGATCATCAGCGATTTCACTTTCAGAATAGTCCACAGTAAATAGATACTTTGCTGGATACATCTCTCCATCTATCTTAGCTAACCAAGGGCAAGGTGTTGCCCTGTCAAGGATGTACACGGCATGTGTATAAGAAGAGCAGTCCCACGGTTGTGCATCATGCACTGCCATTGGAGTGGGCCACTCCTCATACGGCTCATCTGCTACTAACGCAGTTATAGGCATTCTCGCCCACATTGCACCGCCGTGTACATTCTCTTCTCCTTCATCATCAACCTCACAACCCGTAAAGATAACTTGAAAACTCAAGCATCTGTTTGGCATTGTTGTAACCGCTATCGCCATCGCATGAAGAAACTCACCGTGATAGGCTTCGTGGTTACATGTATACTCGCGTCTAACCCAGCACTTAAAGTGCGGGATATTACTTTGTAGATAAGGCATAGTTACTTCCCTAAACTAGACTTATGCTGATCTTGAGAATCTTTTTCCTCTTGTTGCTGCGCCACCACCACGCATAACGCCACCTTTAGCCATCATTTTTTTCTTCATTTTTCCACCAGCCATCTTCTTGGTAGCGCCGCCTTTAGCCATGCCTTTCTTTTTCATTTTACCGCCGTACATCTTTTTAACGGTGCCACCTTTTTTCATTTTTCCTTTACCGTCAGCGGCAAAAGCTGGAATCATTTTTCCATCTTTTCCTTTGACCATTGGCATCTTACCGCCTTTAGCCATACCTTTCTTTTTCATCATGCCGCCGCCCATCTTTTTAGCAGCACCGCCTTTCTTCATAGCCACAGGCTTTTTCTTCATAGCACCGCCGCCCATCTTTTTGGTGACGCCGCCCTTTTTGTAACCTTTCTTCTTCATAGCCATATTAATCTCCTATGGTGTGTTGGCTTGACCACCCATACCTGAGTGATTTGTACAATAATAGTACAGTGTGGGCGCACCACTTGCTACTGTGATTTGCGTGTATGCACCTGAGTTGCCCGGAGTTCCTACAGTTGTAACCCCGGTTGTGTATTCTGATCCACCACCATGTGTGCCATCAGATGTTGTAGAGAGTCTCAAAGGATGACCACTATTACTTGAATCTGATTGATCAAATCTGTAAGTGCTTCCCTCATTTAGATTAACAGTTGCTTGGCGACTTCCACCAATGTAATATTTGTTAGCACCATAGTATGATGCAACCGTAACCGTAAAAGAGCCAATTACTGGGGAAGTAATCGCAACAGTTCCCAAAGAACCTGTAGCTGACGTACCAGAAATTGATATACTCACATTAGGTGCCACAGCAGTGGCTGACCCAACAGAACCTGTAGCATTAACTCCTGTTAAAGTCACGGTAGAAGAAGAAGCAGAGCCAGTGGCTATAACAGATCCTACCTGACCTAACATGGGATTTAAAAAATCAACTGGAGGAAAAACACCGTTTCCTACAGGAACAAATACTTCTCTAAGGGTTGGGTCTGGTCTAGGATTTCTTAAAGATTGAGGATCAAATATTTTAACTCTACCTAGAAAATTTTGAGGATGGTCGGGATCAACAACATCTCGACCAACAAGAAGACCTGTCTTTACTCCATTTTTATATTCAGGAACTAAATCTTTTAAAGGATATCTAAATCCTGTTCTGTCACAAAAACCAAAAGCATATTTGCCTCTTGCGTAACTCATTTAAGCACCTAACATAAATGTGTCATAAGGAACAAACTTAATAGAAGCTGTTTCTTCGTCCTCTCCAGCAGCAAGCTCAAATTGAAACTCATACTCTTGTTTAAGAGCAGAAACTCTAGCAGATGCCTCTGGCTTTTTCATTGCAATATAATACGCTAAACCCGCAGCCAAACACGGAACAAAACGTGGCGGCACAGAAGTTATCGTAGACCCCACACCAGAAGAAAGACCATCTATTCCCTTTAGCCTGTAATAAAATATCGAGTACGAACTGTCTGGCACAGGCCATAGAGTTACTTTTGTTTCTGTCGAGAGCCTTTGGACGAAGATTTGCGTTGGCCTGCCTTGGGTGTTTTTATTGGTTTGTTGGGCGTAGGTTGCGACACTGATTCTTTCGAGGGCTGTGTCGATTTGACTTGTTCCTGTTCCTGTTCGGATTTGATGTTCGATGATGTCGATTGTGTCTGAAGGAAGGGTATACGTTGCTGTACCTGCTGAAACAGAGATCGTACCCGATTCAATAGTGAAGAGATTAAGACCACGGTTCTGCCACTCCAATGTTAAAAGGTTAAGGCTACGTCTAGCTGTTCTAAGATCATAACCTGTACGCATTTCAAGGCCAGCACGTTCATATGCTTCCTCAAATATCTCTGTCATATCAGGTGTTACTACAGCCATTATGTCACCACACTTCTAAATTTTTTGGTTTTCTTTGCAATGTTCTTAGGTTGAGCCACATGCTGCTTACCTGCAGCCTTGCCTTTTCGCTTTGCTCGTGTTGTGGCTGCATACTCAGCAGGGCTAAGAGACTTAATAGCCGCGCTAGGTAAATACCGCTCACCAGTCTTAGAACTAGGCTTCCCGCTCTTCGTGCGCCATTTTTGCTTCGTCCAAGATTTAAGGCTTTTTTGAGACTTTTTTAGAGCCATGTTTTTTCCTTAAACTTTCTTTAGCTTTTTTAGCTATACGTGCCTGTTCTGTTTTACCAGCCACTTTGCTTCTTTGCTCCATCACAGTAAGTATCTGTATCTTTCTTGCGTATGGTTTATTAATCTTTTTAACTTTTGCTGCTGTTGCCCTAGCGTCTGCAGGAGTAGCATACTTTATTCTTACCGTGTCCTTTGGATTTTCATCAGTGTAAAGCCTACGGCCTGAACCCTTTGGTTTTTTTCCTGTTCCTTTCTCTGGATCTTTCTTTTTTCTTCTCAACCTACTGTCCACTACTTATATCCGCCACCCGCTTTTTTATAAGCTGAAGCCAACATTTGCGCTTTTCTTGCTGACCATTGTCCCGGATTTCCGCCTTTTCCACCAGCTTTTATTCTATTAAACAAACGCTTACGCATACCCGGCTTTGTATAATTGCCAGCCTCGTTTACACGACTTTTAGACTTCTTCTTTTTCTTAGTCTTGCCGCCTTTACCCATGCGAATGAGTTCAAGATCTTTTGCATCATCACCAGTGCTATTTAACTGCATACAACCTCTCCAACTCTAACTTTATTGCTTCTATCTGAACAGCCATAACCTCTGTTCGTTTATCCACAGCAATAAGTGTTTCGGTGGTCCAGCTTGCCCAACTATAAGACACAGCGCCAACAACCCCAACTACTGTAGTTATAATTGCCATTGTTACTTTTTTATCTAACATTTCCAACGCTTCCTTGCTTGTCTCAAACGAGAGTTAGGATCTTTAGCAGCCTTGGGGAACTTTTTCATCTGTCCAGCAGAACGAGCGCAAAAAGACTTACGCCTCTTTGCGTCCTTACTTCCCTTTTTTACTTTTCCTGTAACCGCTGTCTTTAATTTGGAACCGGGGTTATCTCTACGATATTTAGCCACACCTTTAGCAGTCATACCCGCACCTGATTTAGTAGGGCGCTTATGACCACCTTTTATGGTGTGGCCTTTCATTGATCCCTTTTTAGCAGCCATAGATCACCTATGATAAGAAGACGGTGACGCCCTCACACGCAGTCAGGTCGAGGTACACATCAGTTGTAAACAATATACCATTATCTGGGATATTGACTGAATGCACGTTTGATGTCGTGAAAGTTAATGACAAAAGCGTTGTTCCACCTGAGCCACCATCTTTCAAAACAACTGCTGGACTGCCAGAATC